TGGGCCTGTCGCGCCGTGACATCCGCGCGCAGATTCTCTTCGCTGGCATCCAGTCCATCCACCGCCACGCGCGGCAGGTGCAGCGCTGCGATCTGGTGCTGATCGACGAGGCACACCTGCTCGGCCGCGGCGATAGCGGTATGTACCGCTCATTCCTCGCCCAGCTGAACGAGATCAACGCCGGACTGCTGAAGGTCGTGGGCTTCACCGCCACGCCCTATCGGCTCGACAGCGGGCTGCTCCACGAGGGCAAAGACCGGCTGTTCACCGATATCGCCTATGAGGTGCCGGTGCTGGAGATGATCCAGCAGGGCTATCTCTGCCCCGTCGTCCCGAAGGAGACCACGACGCAGCTCGACGTCGGCGGCGTCGGCACGCGCGGCGGGGAATTCATCGCCAAGGACCTCGAGGCGGCGGTCGACCGCGACGAGGTGACGCGCGCCGCCGTGGCCGAGATCGTCCAGCACGGCGAAGGCCGCGGCTCGTGGCTGGTGTTTTGCTCCGGCGTTGCGCATGCGCGCCACGTCCGCGACGCCATCCGCGAGAACGGCTTCTCCGCCGAGACCGTCACGGGCGACACGCCAGGGCCCGAGCGGGACGGCATCCTCGCCGCCTTCAAGGCGGGGCGGCTGCGCTGTGTCACCAACGCCAATGTCCTGACGACCGGCTTCGATGCACCCGGCACCGATCTCATCGCGCTGCTGCGCCCCACGAAGAGCGTCGGGCTCTATGTTCAGATGGTGGGCCGCGGCACTCGCCTCGCCGAAGGCAAGGACGACTGCCTGGTCCTGGACTTTGCCGGCAACACCGCGCGGCACGGCCCGATCGACACCGTGGATGGCCGAAAGAAGGAACCCGCAGGTGACGGCGAAGCGCCGATCAAGGTTTGCCCCGAGTGCCAGACCATCAACCACGCCAGCGTGCGCCGCTGTATCGAGTGTGACCACGAGTTCCCGCCACCCGTGGTGAAGGTCGCGCCGCAGGCTGCGTCGAACGCGCTGCTCTCCACACAGATCCAGGCGGCGTGGTGCGACGTCACCGGCGTCAGCTACGCCCGCCACGAGAAGCCCGGCAAGCCAACCTCGCTGCGCGTCACCTACGAATGCGGCCTAGCGCGGCACAGCGAATGGGTCTGCTTCGAGCATACCGGCTTTCCCCGCGAAAAGGCCTGCTCGTGGTGGCGCCGTCGCGCGCCGCAGCTGCCAGCACCGTCCAGCGTCGATGAGGCCCTTCAGCACCTCGACGCGCTGCGCCAGCCCATCGCGATCCAGGTGCGGCCCACCGGCCAGTACATCGAGATCACCGCCGCGAGGTTCATGTGACATGCCGAACCTGCGCGCGCCCCGCCCGGCATTGGAATTGGTGGCACCTGTCCCGAACGCTGCGCGTCCACTGGACCGTGCCGAGCTGCTCCTCCGTCTGCCTCAGCCTCTGGAGGTCCCGTCGCATGGTTGATCCCAACGATCAGGAAGTCGGCGCCATGCGCGCCGCCGGCGACATCGCCGGCCAGTTCATCGACGCCGTCGGCAGCACCGACATGGCCACCTGGTCCGAGCAGGATTGGCAGGGCTTCATCGAGGCGATCTGCGGCGCCTATGTCGAAGCCCTCATCGAGCAGCAGATCGCCATCAACGCCGCGCTGGCCAAGGTGCAGGCGGGGCCGCCGGCGTGAGCGCCACGCCCAACTTCATGGCGCAGTACGGCTCGCGGCTGGCGGACAACGGCTATCCCGTCATCCCGATCATGCCGGGCAGCAAGGTGCCAGGCCGCCACCATGTCGCCCAGTGGACGCCCTATCCCGATTGGGCCCGGCATTGCGACCGCACGACGAAGCCCTTCGAGGTGGACATCTGGCAGCGCTGGCCCGGCTGCGGCGTCGGCATCGCTGCCGGCGTCGTGGTGGGCATAGACATCGACGTCCTCGACGCCGCGCTCTCCATCCAGATCGCCGATCTGGCGGCGCAGATGCTGGGCGACACACCCTGCTGGCGCATCGGCCGTGCGCCGAAGCGCATGCTGGTGTATCGCGCCGCCACGCCATTCGCCGGCCGGAAACGCCACCCGCTCGAGCTGCTCGCCCGCGGGCAGCAATTCGTTGCCTATGCCATCCATCCCGACACCGGCCAGCCCTATGCATGGCCGGAGGCCAACCTGCTGGATGTGCCGCTGGACCGGCTGCCCGAGGTGGACGAGGCCGGCTGCCTGGCCTTCCTCGACGCCGCCTGGCAGCTCATCCCGGACGAGATCCGCGTCAACTCGATCCTGGCGGACGCGCCCACCAGCGCCTGGCAGGGCCCCAGCGATCCGAAGGGCACGCGCGAGGCGATCGCCGCGGCGCTGGCCTGGCTGCCAAATGATGACCTTCCGGGCAACGAATGGATCACAGTCGGCACGGCCATCAAGGCCGCGATCGGTGAGGAGGGGCGCGACCTATGGCTCGACTGGTCGCGGCGGTCCGGGAAATCGGGGCAATCGGGCCGATCGGACACCCCCGAGCGGCGCTGGGCCTCGCTGCGGCCGCACAGCGTCGGCGCGGGCAGCATCTACGGCCTGGCCATCGCGCGCGGCTGGGTGCCGGATCCGGCGCTGACACTGAACGGCACCGTCGCTGAGCAGATGGCCCAGCAGCACCCCGCGGCAGCGCTGCTGGCCCAGGCAGAGGCCACGCCCCTGCCGCCCGCGCCGGAACCGAAGCCGTATCGCGTGCCACCGGACCTGCTGCAGGTGGATGGCGTGCTCGGCCAGTTCGTCGACTACGCCACCAGCAGCGCGGTCAGCCCGCAGCCCTTCCTCGCGCTCGGCGCGGCCATCTGCCTGGTGGGTGCCGTGGCCGGGCGGCGTTACCGCACGCCCACCGACTTGCGCAGCAACCTGTACGCCATCGGCATTGCTGACAGCGGCGGTGGCAAGGATCACGCCCGCCGCTGCGTGAAGCGGGCGCTCTACGCTGCCGGCCTCGATCGCTATCTCGGCGGCGAAGATTTCGCGTCCTCCGCTGGGTTGCTGGCCTCACTGCAGCACCATCCCGTCCGTCTGTTCCAGGTGGATGAGTTCGGCCAGTTCCTGAAACTGGTGCTGTCGCCGCGCGCACCGACGCACAAAGCCGCCATCTGGACGGAGCTCACGAAGCTCTACACCTCCGCCGCCGAGGCCTTCATCGGCGCCGAATACGCCGACCAGAAGATCAAGCCGCGGGTCACCATCCAGCAGCCCTGCGCCTGCCTCTGGGGCGTCACTGTGCCCGGCCCGTTCTGGCAGGCGCTGGAGGGCCGCGCGCTGGGCGACGGCTCCATCGCGCGCTTCCTGGTGTTCCTCAGTGACGATGACTATCCGGAGCGCAACGAGGCGCCCGCAGCCGCGACGCCGCCTGCCGCTCTCGTGGCCGGACTGAAGGCCATCGCCAACGGCGTGCCGGGGCAAAGCTATGGCGGCAACTTGGCCGACGCCATGTCGAGCACGATCTCGACCCAGCCCTACGCCGTGCCGCTCACAGCCGAGGCGGAGGCCGCCATGGCGGCGGTGCAGCGCGATGCCACGGATCTGCTCCGCCAGCACCGTGGCTCCTATGCAACGGCGCTGTTCGGCCGCTACGCCGAGAACACCGCGAAGCTCGCGATGATCGCCACCGTCAGCCGCGATCCAGCGAAGCCGGTGACACAGGCTCGCGACGTCACCTGGGCGGCGGCGCTCGTCGAGCACTGCATCGGCACGCTGCTGCGCGAGGCTGACCAGCGCGTGTCGGACAACAGCACCGAGGCGAACCACAAGCGCCTGCTGGCGATCATCCGCGATGGCCAGCTTTTGTCGCGCAGCGACGTCACGCGCCGATCGCAATTCCTGTCGCGCCGCGAGCGGGAGGAAATCCTGGCCTCGCTGATCGAGGGCGGGCTCGTCGTGGCAGAGCAGCAGGGCAGCGCGACGAAGCCAGCCACCTTCTATCGCGCGACGGCGTGGAGCAAGGAACCATTGTTCAAAGGAGGCACGAGATGAAGAATTTGGTGCACCAGGAAAAATCTGCGGCTCGAAACCCAGGCGGACGGCCGGTCAGAGCCAAACTTTCAATAATTCAATCTTTCACGCGCACGCGCAGACACACAGCCGTGGGCGCCCCGGGAGGGAGAGAGAGGGGTATATTGAAGTATTATGAATTATTGAATTATCTCCTCTCCCAAGGGGGCGCCCCCTCCCACCAACCCGCGCTCACGCTTTCGCGAGGTGACGCATGAGCCTGCCAGGCGCCCCGCAGCCACCGCGCTCCAGCCTCGACCGCGGCACCCGCAGCGCGACCACCACGCCCGAGATGGAAACGCTGCGGCGACGCGTCTGGCTCCAGCAGGGTGTCGCGTCGCTGGCGATCGACGACATCACCGATCCCTGGCTCCGCCAGGCCATCCAGAACGAAGCCACGCGGCGTTGGGGGCCGCGCAATGGAGGACAGCACCATGGCCGGTAAGCGCAAGCCGAAGCGGATGGTCGAGGATCTCGCGAAGCCCTCGAAATGGCGGCTCCAGCACGGTGGATTCTCGGAGCCTGTCCGCGAGGCGGATCCCGAGACCGGCACACCCGTGGCGCATCGCCGCGCTGTGGACACGCTCGGCCAGATGCTCCTCAACGGGACCATCACGCCGCAGATGCACGAGGCCGGGTGCATCTTCCGCACCCTTTTCCGCTCGGCGGCGCTCGACGGCATCGCCACGTCGCAGCTGATCCGGCTGGCTGGGGCGACGAACGACGCGATGCCGAACCGCCAGGTCGATGCGCGGCGGCGTGTCGCCAACGCCATCGACGCGCTGGGTGGGCACGACAGCCCGGCCGGCTCGTGCGTCTGGTTCGTCGTGGGCCTCGAGATGTCGGTGCGCGAATGGGCGGCACGCCGAGGCTGGAGCGGCAGGCCTGTCCCGCAGCCCATCGCGGGCGGCATGCTGGTCGCAGGGCTTGGCATCCTGGCGATGCACTTCGGGCTGACACCGCGCGCTCAGGCGGCGTGAGGCAGCGCACTGCTACTCGGAGCCGAGGACATAGGCGACGGCCTCGGCGATCATCGTAGCCGGCAAGGCGGGGTGATGCGCCACGACGATGTCGCGCACCGCCCTGCTCTCGCTTTGACCCGTCCCGGCCAGTGCCGCGGGGCTTCGCGCTGCCCGCGCAGCCGCCAGCGTTGCCCGACTGAGCCATGAGATTGAGGGGTGGGGCTGGTCACCATCGGGCATCCCCGACGATAGCCTCCCCTATGAGAACAAGACAAGAACATGCTATGCATCCGAGGGACCGAAAGGAGAGGATCTATGGCCGCTAGAAGGCAGGCACGCGTGCGCCCGGTTGACGCCGCGATTGTCCGATTGATGGCGCTCGCTGCGAAGGGCGTGCCGCCGCACCGCATTGCACGCGAGGTCGAGGTGATCGTCGCCGAATGGCTGCGCGCGCCCGATGCCGATCCCATCGAGGCAAAGGGCTGGCTCGACGAATTGCGTGAGCAGATCGTCGTCGGCGTGGCCGACGCCGAGGAGCAGGTGTCCTACGTGGATGCTGGTGAACCAGCGGCGGTGAAGCAGGCGAGCCTCACCCTGGCGGCGCTCCAGGCGTCGCGCGACGCTGTCGAGCGGGCATCGGCATCGCTCTGAACCACTCGGCTGCGCTGTTACAATTCCCCCCATGGCGGCGCGCAAATCGAGTTGGGTATGGTGAGGACACGTCGAGAAGGTGCGTCGAGCACCGCGGCTCCCGAGCCACTCGTCAGCTAAGCAGCCACTGTGGCTTTCGAGCCGCAGGGTCCTTCCTGCGCCTGCTGTATGCGGGGGGCGGAAGCGCGCAACATCGCTAGCGCCAGGCCGAAAACATGGGTTGCGGTTTGCAGCCTTCGCCCGCGGCTTCAAATCGTTAGCTGCAAACCGACGCCGGGCCGCGGCCCTGCAAACCAACTGCAAACCGGATGGCATCATGACGCTCCCCTGGATGGCGGCGAAGATCCTGCTGCGTCCGGTGGCGGAGCTGCGTCCGCATGCCGGCAATGCCCGGGTGCACAGCGCCGAACAGCTGGAGCAGATCAAAGCCAGCATGCTGGCCTTCGGCTTCACCAACCCGCTGCTGGTGGACGAGGACGGTGTGCTGATCGCCGGCCACGGGCGGCTCGAGGCCGCGTCCGCGCTCGGCATGGCCAAGGTGCCGGTGATCGTGCTGCGGCATCTGTCCGCGGCGCAGAAGGAGGCGCTGCGGCTCGCCGACAATCGCATCGCGGAGAACGCGACCTGGGATCAGGCGTTGCTGCGTGATGCGTTGGCCGCGGTGCAGGCGGCGCAGGACATCGACCTCGGCGTGCTCGGCTTCTCGGCGGATGAGCTCGCAGACATCCTCGCGGCGGCTGGAGATGCCGTGTCCGACGGCGACGCGCCCGAGGCTGTGTCCGCGGATCCCGCCGAGGGGGCCGGCGCGGCAGGCGCGGCGGATGTGGAGGAGCCGGCGGACGACCCCGCCGATGCCGATCCGGAGCCGCCGCGCCAGGCCGTCACCCGCCCTGGCGATCTCTGGCTGCTGGGCGACCACCGTCTCCTCTGCGGCGACAGCACGGACGCCGCCAGCGTGGCGCGCGTCATGGGCGACGACCGCGCCGCGCTGCTCTTCACCTCCCCGCCCTACGGGAACCAGCGGGACTACACCACCGGTGGCGTCACGGATTGGGATGCGTTGATGCAGGGTGTGTTCCAGCATCTCGACGCGGCCATGCGCCCGGACGGCCAGGTGCTGGTGAACCTCGGGCTGATCCATCGCGACAATGAATGGCAGCCCTATTGGGCCGGCTGGCTCGACTGGATGCGCGCCCGCGGCTGGCGCCGCTTCGGTCTCTACACCTGGGACCAGGGGCCTGGCCTGCCGGGCGACTGGAACGGCCGGCTGTCGCCCGCCTTCGAGCTCCTGTTCCACTTCAATCGGGAATCCCGACGCCCGAACAAGATCATCCCCTGCCGCTGGGCGGGCCACGTCAACTCCGAGAAGGGTGGTCTCCGCGCCAAGGACGGCACCGTCGGCGAATGGCAGCACGCCGGCCAGGGCGTACAGGAAACCAGGATCCCGGACAACGTGCTGCGCATCACGCGGCACAAGGCCCGTGGCATCGAGACGGAACATCCCGCGGTGTTCCCCGTCGCGCTGCCGGACTTCCTGATGCGGGCCTATGCCGATGAGGGCGACGTGGTGTTCGAGCCCTTCGCTGGCGCCGGCACTACCATCATCGCCGGTCAGCGTACGGGCCGCCGCGTGCGGGCGATCGAGCTGGCGCCGGCCTATGTCGACCTGGCCGTGGCGCGGTGGCGGATGCTGCATCCGGACATGCCGGTGACGCTGGCGGATGATGGCCGCAACTATGACGCCGTGGCCGCGGCGCGGACGGAGGTCACCGCCAATGCAGCCTGATCTCGTCGTCTCCTCACTGCCGGTGGCGGGGCTCGTCCCCTACGCCGAGAACGCGCGCACGCACTCGCCTTCCCAGGTGACGCAGATCGCCGCCTCTATCGCCGAGTTCGGCTTCGTGAACCCGGTGCTGGTCGACGCCGAGGGAGTGCTGATCGCGGGCCACGGCCGCGTCATGGCTGCGAAGCAGCTGGGGCTCGCCTCCGTGCCGGTCCTGCGGCTCGGCCATCTCTCACCCGCACAGGCGCGAGCCCTTCGCCTGGCCGACAACCAGATCGCCCTGAACTCCGGCTGGGACGAGGCGCTGCTGGCCGCTGAGATCGCCCGCATCCGCGACGAGGCGATCGTGGACCTGGACGTGCTCGGCTTCTCCGGCATGGAGTTGGACCGCCTGCTGGCCGCGGCCGATGCCGGGCTCGGCGATGATGCCGACGACGCACCGCCGCCGCCCGTGGTGCCCGTCACACGCTCCGGCGACCTTTGGCGCTGCGGCGAGCACCGGCTGCTCTGTGGCGACGCGACGAAGCTGATCGACGTCCAACGCGCCCTCGGCGCAGGCCACTTGGCCGACATGGGCTTCGTCGATCCGCCCTACAACGTGGCCTACGAGGGCGGCACCGCCGCCAAGATGACCATCGCCAATGACGCGCTCGGCGGCAGCTTTCCCGAGTTCCTCCGTCCCGCGCTGGCCAATCTGCTCTCGGTCACCAAGGGCGCCTGCTACGTCTGCATGTCCTCGTCCGAGTGGCCGACGCTGCATCGGGTCTGGCAGGAGGCGGGCGGCAAGTGGTCCAGCACCATCATCTGGGCGAAGAACACCTTCGCGCTCGGCCGCGCCGACTACCACCAGCAGTTCGAGGCCATGCTCTATGGCTGGAAGGCGGGTGCGCAGCACTACTGGTGCGGTGCGCGCGACCAGGGGAATGTCTGGCACTTCGACAAGCCGGCGCGCAACGACCTGCACCCGACGATGAAGCCCGTGGCGCTGGTAGAGCGCGCGATCCGCAACAGCAGCAAGCCGCGCGATACGGTGCTGGACTGCTTCGGCGGCTCGGGCACGACGATGATCGCGGCGGAGCGCACGGGGCGGCGCGCCGTGCTGCTGGAGATCGATCCCGCCTATGCCGATGTGATTGTGCGGCGCTGGCAGGAGACCACCGGCGAGGCCGCCGTGCTGGAAGGTGATGATCGCATCTTCGCCGATGTCGCCGCGGCGCGTGGCGTCGTCGATCATGATGTGATCCAGACCGCCGAAACATAGCAATTCCGCGCTGCTCCATCTTGCTTGGCTCGTGCGCGGCACAGCGCGAATGGTCCGTCACACGCAGGGGAGGCCCTGCACCACGACGGAGACCAAAATGACCGACCGCGAAGCCCGCGCCGCCCGCAACCAGGAACGCAGCCTGGCCGCCTTCCTGGCGAAGAAGGCCGAATTCGATGCCCTTCTCGCGGAACTCACCCAGGCCAGCGCGGACCATTTCGGCGCGGACCCCGAGACGGTGCTTTGGGGCGAAGCGGCCTGGCTTTCGGACGCCACCGCGAAGCTGAAGGACATCGCCGACCAGCATTTCCGCCGCGGCGAGTACGCCTGCTGAAGCGGGCCACTTCCGCACCGCCCCGACCGGTGACGCCGGCGGGGCTCCCGGCAGTAGGGGCCGATGACCGGCACCCGGAACCGGAGACCACCACGATGACCAAGCTTTCCGACAGCCAGCGCGTGATCCTCAGCGCCGCCGCGCAGCACGAGATGGGGCTCGCCCGCGCGCCGAAGACCCTGCC